GTGTACAGCCAAGAGGCTGTTACCAAGTCACGCCATATTGAAGACGTGATGCGGCACTCACTACCCTAATGCCAAGAGAAATCTTGCGCCGCAAGGGTACGCGGTCGTAAGGATTCGGTTGTTCGGAAGTTGCCTTTCTCTTAAGAGCAACTCCTAACCCCTTGAAGGGGGACACCGGTGCATACTGCTTGTGGGTGGTTGGCATGTATGCCAAGCACTCATCATTTGGTGGGTTATCCGTAACCTTACCAAGCGCAGCACAGCCTTCTGATATTTCTGGATACACGCCTAAAGCTTTTTCTATCATTTTATGATAGTAAGCAAGCAAGTTCCAGTGTTGGTGTTTACGTAATTCCCGGCAGTGCCGGTCGAGGCCAAGAATGAAGGCATTCTGGTCCCGACCAACAACAGCCGAGCGTATACCACCTAAATCAGGAAGCTTTGCATTCGGCAATCGAAGCCGACAAGGACCCACATCGTTCCCATGATAATAATCTCCACCGCAACTTTCACGAAAGAAAGAATTGGTGTAAGATTTTTTAGCGTTAACCGCAAGCCCGGATTTTTTAAGTCCGTTAATAGCTTGTTGGTAATACTTAGTGGGTACGATAATGTCATCGCCATAAACGTAAACAGGAATATCCTGCTCTCGTCCATAGAACTTTGACAGCTCCTCTGTAACTGATAAGAAACAGATAAGAGCAAGTACAGGGAAACACATTCCAGAACCCATATTCGCGAATTTGCGAATCGGATAATGGCCCAGCAAAGGATGATAAACAACCCTTGTTGAGTAGCGCCGCGAAAAAAATCGCAGTGCAGGTGAGTTTCTAAAAATCCTAGTGACAAGGCTAAAGCCAACAAGGTCACTAGCATTTTTAAGGTCGATTGTAGAATACTGTTTACTCGTCGATCCTTCATGAGCAAGCCTTTTGTTTAGTTCCTGACTAACGAAATTAATCCTATAACGGGATTCTTTTTCGAAAAGTCTAGTGAAATAATCATTAAAGCTCAACTGGGCGCGAACGGCATGAAACGGTTCCTTAGAGATAACTCTAGGACCGCGGGAATCCTTCGGAACAAAACAAAGTTCTGAATAAGGATTCTCAGTTTTATACACGATCGGCTCTTTACATGAAGGATACGGCCGAAAGAAGCCGGCAAATGCCTTATCTTTCGGTGAGCAAGTGCCAGTGATCGAATCATGAAGTCTTTTATACACTTCATGTGGCTCTTTTAAATAGCCAGATCCCGAGAACGCTCCAGGTCCGTAACGGGGCCTCTTTTCACTAAATACGTGATGAGGCAAGGCCCGAGAGGACATTGGAAAATAGCGTTCAAATCGCTTTCTAAGGCGATTGCAATGCTCAATATCGACGTCTGCGACACTTTCATCAGTAGCCTTAAAGGAATTACAAAACTCCTTTTCGGCATCCTTTGGAAATTCCACGCACAATTTGTACGCGTATTCGCAGAGC